CTCCCGATTTAGAGAGTATCCCAAACCTAGCATCTCTTGATATTGTAGCGAGGTTAACAGTGTCTGCGGATGCCATGAATGAGAATCCAGAACGCCTGTTCTTAAGATAGCACATTCCGTAACTACGATTGTCTGCCTTGCAAGCTTCCCAGAATATATAGAATAATCTGTTTGACTCCCTAAAGTCTGCTGACCCCACATCAATTTTAGTCCACTGCAAGTACATGTACTGAGTACCAGTAATATAAGTAGGAATACCTTTGTTGTAGTACCAATAACCTTCTTCACGTTTGATAAATTCTTGGTTAATATAGTCATACCATTTATCTTTAAACCCTTGCGGGTATTGATTCCAGTCAAAGACTGTTTGTATTTTTTTTAATTCTTCAGGTAGCTTTTTAACTTCCCAGAATTGCTCGTTAGTTTTTTTAGATCTTTTATATACTTTTTCAGCTAAAGGTAATGCTATTTTTAGATTTTGAATCTCGTATATTTCACCTATCTTACCTGTCTTGCTTATAACAACAACATCATGCTCTTTGTTATATCCGTAATCCCATTGGTTGTAACGGTTTTTTCTTTTTACAATATGAGGTTTTATGTGGTTATCAACTACACTATATAGATTTTGAATATAAATCATTTTGATCTACCTTCTGCAAATCCTTTAAAAGCTTCTACTTTTGCTTCTAATGGTTTGTCATTTAAAATATTTTCTTCAGCTTCTATCCTAGCTAATATTTCAAAAGCATCAAATATAGCTAACTTTTTAGTAGCGGCAGCATTTTTAAGTCTATCAGCCGAGATATCATCTTCTGAGTCTACGATCTTTTCTTTTGCTACCTTTATAAGTTCTTCAACTGCTATTTGCCCAGCTTGGATTATATTCAGTTTCGTTTCCTTTATTTTCATACTTAATTAGAATATCATTTGATTGCATACAATAAAGTACCTCACCGTCAATTAAAAACTCAAACTCTCTGTTCTTTTTAAATCCGACTAAATCTCCATTGCTGATTTTAAGAGCTTCTAAGGTGCTATTACTATATTTAACTATACCAATGCACTTTTTAAGCTTACTTAAGTTAGAAGTGTCCTTATCAACCACAGGCTTAATAAAGCAGTAGTTGTCTAGGGTTTCCCAAGAGCTTTTGCTCTTTTTCATATAAACCTGATCGATAGAAGCAAAGCACATATCATCTTTAAAGAATTTAGTGCTATTAACTGACTTACCTTTCACGTTGTAGTATCTTCTAAATAGATTGTGATGAACAATAACTCTATCACCTTTACTTAACTTAGTTTTATAAGCTAAAGGCGTAGCTATTATTTCTGCTTCTCTATTTACAAACTTATGGTCAGAGATACTAGAATTAACTATTAGTTTTTTATCACCAATAGTTAACTCGTTATTATATCTTTCACCTATAGGTTTTACTATGAATTGGTGAATACTATTCATTAATATTCTAAATCGTATTCAATTGATACTGCCATGTTTTTATTAAACTTCTTCCAAGGCAAAATCTCATCACTCTTTTTTATATGTATATTATACGATTGCTCGTCTTCTTCAAAAAGAATATGAGATATCGTATGGCCTCCATATACAGACTGACCAACCGCGTAGTGCATAGCATCATTTTTATAATCAGAACCAATGCTGATTTTTCTTATGATATTGTCCACTATTCCTCTTTTTCAATTTCAGTATATGTTCCGTCTTCTATATTTATATTGATGGCTCCGTAAATATCTTCTAATTCTTTTTTATACTTTTCAATGTCATCTACAATTCCAGCATACTCATGCAGTAAGCTATGCTTTTGAGTTTCTAAAAAGCCAATATTAGTTAAAGATTTGTTTAAATCTTTTTGATGCTTTGTGATTACTTCTAATTGCTCACTTGTAATTTTTGATACTTCTTTACTTTCTACTTTTTTCATTTGATTTAATTTAATTGATTATTATTATTATTATTATTATCTAAGAGCTAGTAATCCTGATGTTGCACTTCCAGCTGCCGCAAGATTAACGTTAGAACATAGTACGCTTAAAAAAGTTCCAGCTGCTACACCTACAAATTTTACTTCAGTAGAATCACTTGCTAATGTTAGAGTTACGTCACATGCGGTTCCAGCGTATAGAGATACCGGATGTTGAGTAAAATCCGTGCTTGGTAATTCTAAATTAGCCGCCGCTGGAGTGTATGTTATTGCTCCTGTTATAGCTGGATTTTGAACTCCAAAACCCTGTATTAAAGCGGTTGAACTAAATGTAATAGTTTTACCTGATGCAGAATTAGGTCCTTTAGTAATTACTGTTATACTGGCTACTGTGCCATCAGCAGCTGAGGTTACTTGATATAAAGCACCTGCAGTTGTTCCTAGCGTGCTTTTAGTTGCTGAACCGGTAAATGTTCCACCGTCGGCATAAACAACAGCTGTTGAACTTGCGGGTAAATTAGCTACAGTGCTAACTAAAGCAGCGTTTGCTAACACTACGGTTTCAGCTTTTAGCGTAGAAACTAAAAGAAGATCAATAGCACTTGTAGTGAAATCACTTTGATTTTTTTGATACATAATTTTTTATTTTACTTTGTCTTTTATTTTTTCGTATGTTCTAAGACCTCCTAATCCTAGCATACCTAGAAGTACGGTCATTAAATGTTCCATTTGTAATGGTGGTGGAGCGTCAGTTGTATTAGTTATCCATATAAAGAGATCTCTAATAACGAAGTTGTAAGCTAATGCAAACCCACATATCCAACCTATAAACGGTCGCCATCCGGCAACGAATAAGGTTCTATGTGAAGCTTCAGCTAGATTTATTTTGGTTTGAAGTTCTATTAATTTTTCGGGATCTAATTCTTTCCCTTTAATTGCTTCTCTTATTTCCCAAGCTAAACCTCCAGCTACAGACTTCCTACCTTCACCTCCTTTTAAAAGACCGAGTAGTACTTTCCACATTATTTTTTAGTTTTATTATACGCTTCTTTTTCCCAAGGAAGATTTTTAGCACCTTCTTTCATTGAAGCTCTTGAGTATTTTTTACCTTTCCATATAACGTTGTCATCATCATAGTCTAAATCGCCTCGTTTCATTTGGTCGATATGAACCATTTCGTGATCTATAACTTCGTCTATCTGTTCAGGATCTTTTATTTTGTTATTTAAAGTAATGCTTCCATTATTGTTAGCTTTACCTAATACACCATCTTCCATATCTACATTGTAAATAGGAGTGTTATCAGTACTGTAAGGCGCACCTTTCATTATAAAGCTCATAAATTATTGTTTATAAGGAAAAACTTTATTTAAAGTTTCTTTTCTTTGTTGACAACCACAGGGAATATTTAATCCCTGTGATACTTTGTCAACGAAGGTTTTGATTCCAGTTGCTTCTGTAAATTTCTCTACGCTATCACCGAAACCTTTTGATTTGCTCATTATGCAAAAGTAGCTGTTCCCCAGAACATTTGAGCTCCATTTGGAAGTGCTACTGTAGCAGCTGCTTGGTCATTACCTAAAGAACAAGTAGTTACTACGCCACCTGGATTTGCTGTCATAGCTGAATATACTGCGTCTTCTAAAGGATTTCTTTGTCCGTCTACAAATGCTGGAGCTACTAAAGCAGATTGACTAGTTGAAGGTTGAAGAGTTAAAGATGTGTAACCAGCGATAGTGTTTCTACCAGTAAGTCCAATAATTACACTAGATTGAGCTCCTGCTGCTCCTGCTCCAGCAACTGTTGTGATGTCTTCTACGTTTATCAAGAGCGGTGAAATCGGGGCAGCTGGTTGAGTAGCGCCTGTAAGCGTAATGTTAAATTTGATGAATTTTGCCATTGTGTTTGTTGTTTGTTGTTTGTTGTTTGTTGTTTGTTGTTTGTTGGCTAGGTTTTAGACAGTCCTAATCTGTTTTTATTCGTAATCTTTTTTAGACTTACTGTCATCACCTTTTTTACCACCATACATAGCAGCGGGTGATTCTTTTTTCCCATACATAGATAATGGAGATGAATTAGAATGCTTAGACATAAATGAACCTCCGCTAGCGTGTGAAGCTATAGGATTGTCACTCATTAAGTTTTTCTTTTCTTGAGATGAAGATTCTTGTCCGTAACCTTTGTTTAGGTTTTTTACTGGAGTTTTGTCTTTATACATAATTTTATTTTTTAGTTGGTTTATTTATATTGATTTGTAGCTCCTTTGTCTCCTTTTACGTATGCTCTGTTTTTTATTCTACTTGCTTTTTTCTCAAGTCTATTAGTAGCAACCAATTTACCTTGAGATTTTTTAAGATCAGCTTTTCTTTCTGCTTTACCTAGTCTTTTTTCTCTTCTATTTTGTCCTAAAGTAGTATAAGATGAAGTTGAATTAGATTCAGTTGACGCTGATGCTGTTCTAGCACTTGTCATTGGATTTGATCTACCGCTACCGCCAGTAAGTCCAAGTCCACCAGTAGAAGCTTCAGAAACGCCATAAGATCCCTTAAGAGAAGCTGGTTTATCTCCAATCGTAATCATTCCAAAAGCTTGTGGTTTCTTGGTTTCCGCATTAGCATTCACTTTGTTACCACTACCCATTCCTGTACTTATTTTAGGTACTGAAGTTAGGGTTTCTGGTTCTAAATTAACACGGCTTGTAGAGCGACCTGGGGGCGTCGTGTGGATTCCTCCATGGAGTTCTGCAGGAGAATCAGATATAGCTTTTTGTAGATGTTGAGGTAATTGATCTTGATCACCTACTAAAGCTTTTTCAAAAGGTGAATCTTTTTTATAATCTTTATCAGCATCATGCAATTGTTTTTTAGCATCATAGATTAGTTCACGATCGTGAATCATTTCTTCTTTTCTTGAGTGTCTTGCATTTCCGGTATATTGACCGAAGTGTCCTTTTTCCATTGTTTTAGTATTTATGTTTGTTTAGCATTTCCATCTTCTTCTAGCGGCTTTACCTCTTTCTCCGGTCCAACCTTTTGATCTAGCACAGAAAGATTTACGACGTTTAGCGTCTTTGCTCCCTGGTTTTACATCTCCAGTAACAGCAGTTTTTAACTTACTACCTGGATTTTGTGCTTTATATTTTTTAACTCCTTTGCTAGTCATGCCAGCGCCCTCTTCAGTTGTTCTGAAGTTTCTACCTTTCCCTTTAGTAGTTTTTCTTACTTTAGCTAAAGGCGAGTTATATTGTATATAAGCCATATTATGATTATTACTTCTTTTCTTTAAGTTTTACCCATTTAGCTATTGTATACCCTATACTTATAAGTAATAAAATAACCTTTAGACCTACTTCTATGTGTGTCATACTCAATCCCAACGCTATAGCATTAGTTCCTAATACTTTAAAATCCAAATGATTCATTTTTTTAGTTCATTCCTAATCCAGCATCACCTTTAGCGATCTGAGTTATTGGTCCAGCTTTGTACATTGTAGGGGCTTTTAAAACCTGCATACCTGTAATACCAGAGCTAGATCCAGATCCATGTAAACGACCTGTTTGGTCTAACGGTCCGTCCCATATTGCTGATTCACCTACTACTCCACTAGAACCTTTGTCTGCTTTTTGATGTGCTTTGTCGTTGTGCATAATTTTATTTTTTTGTTTTTATTGATTTTAACATTTTATCAATCTTAACTGCTTGTCCTTTATGTAGTGCAGAAGCTTTTTTTAATTCAGCTGATATTTGTTTTAGTTTTTTAGCATCCATAGTTTTATTTTTTACAACCAAAGTTGTTAGCATAATTAGCCATTTTTCTAACGCTAGGACTATATTTATCTTCACCAGCACTCATAACTGCAGAAGCAGCACTGCAGGCATCATCAAAGCCATTTGATTTAGCCCACTTAGTAAATTTACCTTGGTTTTTCTTTTTTATTTCAGGAAAACCTTTTTTGTAAAATGGTGATTTCATATTTTTATTTTAATTATCTAATTCGTCCATTTCTTGATCTTCAATATGTAAGGGTGTTCCCTTCATAGCTAGCATAGATGCTCTTTGACCGCTTCCAAATAATTGTGAGGCTACGTCAGTGTCTCTTCCTATTGATTGATTGCCAACAGGATTTGAATCCATTTCTAGCATTCTTTCTCCGGTGCCTGCGTAAGATCCAGATTCAGCAACTTGATTTGGTGGAGGTAATGATTCTTGAGTTGCTTCTTTTCCTCTTAATCCATACTTATCCATTAATCCACCAGCTGCTTGAGCTGCGGCTCCAAATACACCACCACCGCCTTGTGCAGAATCAGTTGGTTTTTGTCCTATAGCTTTTATTTCCGCCATTGATTTTCCTCCTAGCATGCTTCCAGCTATTGACATAGCAGATTGACTTTGAGGTTGTGCCCCAGCAATTGAACCTACAGCACTTTCATTGTGATAAAAAGGTGAGTTTCCTTGTGAATCCTCAAATTGAAAATTAGGTTTAACTGAACCTTTTTTTCTGTCTTGAATCCCGCTGGCTTCTGCTTGTTGAGCTTTAAATAAATGGTAAAAATTATCACCTAATTTCGGATTATTCCCACTATTACTATTATTTGTACCACCTCCTTCTTTTTTCTGGGTTGAATAATCAGTATCCATGAATTCATCAACTTTAGTATCTTTATAGCTTTTTAAGTTATATTTTGCCATATTTTCTGCATGCGTTGCAGGTTTTTTAGCTGGACCAGTATTACCTTTACCCCATTTAATCTCCATAGCTCGTTGATGCTTTAAATCACCAGCAGCAGCTTCAGCTGCTCTCTGATCTTTATTCATAGATGTGGTAATAGCTTTAGTGCCTAATTCGCTAGCGGTTTTAGCTATCTGCTTGCCTACTATAGCACCCACTATTGGCTGTATAACTGTAGATGGATTTCTATAAGAAGATGCTCTTCCGTCAAATATATCTACTTTTTTAAATGGTGACTTTGATTGCATATTATCTATTTTTGTCGTTGTTTACGTTTTTAATTGCAGTTATAAGAACTTTATCTGTGTAAGTTTTACCTAACATTATGTTATTTCTTGAACTAGTTGGGATGTCTTCATCTCCAAGCATAATACGATACATTCTTGCTATTAGTTGTTTACACTTTAAAGAAACTTTGTATATGTTGTATTTCTGAGTAGTTCTGTTTCTATTTCTAAAAACTACAACCCATCCATCTTTAACTAACTTGTTCCAGCGTCTATTGTCCCAACTGTAAGCATAGGTACCGATTTTAAAATCTTGTTTAGTGAAAAATCCCATGCAGTCAAAATATATAAGTAGTTCTAAATCAGCATCGTTTAAATTGTTATTTCTACACGCCCATTTTCTTACTACTCTATAATGCTTTAATAGGTTTAAGTCCCTAATGTCACCTGCATTTAACTTTCTCACAAAACAACAACAATGTCCTGTATCTTAATAACAGTATATTGTTCTTTATCAAATTCTATAGAATGACCAGCATGTCTATCGTAATAGATCTCGTCACCTTTATTCAAAGCACTAATCTCGTCGCTTACTGAATATATAACAGCTTTAACGTATCTTATGTCTTCTCTATCTTTTTTAACTAAAAGCAAACCACCTTTAGTTTTGTCACCTGTTATTTTAACAGGCACAATCACTACGTTGTTACCTATTGCTTTCATCAATTCTTAAATTATTGATTACACAATCAGTTGATAATATTGTAGTAGCTACGGAAGCTGCGTTACGAAGTGCACTTTTGGTAACTAATAGAGGATCTATAATTCCTTGCTTAATCATATTTACCATATTACCTGTAACCACATTAAGACCTCTACCTTTACTCTTTGGTAATTCATATTCTAATATACCAGCGTTATCTAATATTGTCTTAAAAGGCGCTCTAACAGCTTCTAGTAATACTTCTTCCCCAGTTGATTTAGCAACTATGTTTTGTGAAGCATTTAATAGTGCAATTCCGCCTCCTGGAACAATACCCTCTTTAATCGCAGCTTTAGTAGCGCATATAGCATCTTCTACTCTATCTGTTTTTTCTTTTAACTCTATATCAGAATTAGCACCAACCTTTACCACTGCAATCTTAGCTGATAATCTAGCTAATCTTCTTTCTAAGCGTATTACCGCTCCTGGGTTTTGTGTAGTTGATAAATCTTTTTTAATCTGCTCTATGATCTTTAATACTTCTTCTGATGAATCCTGAACCTGTATAATAGTATCTTTTTCAGTTGTAACTGATCTAATACAATTACCTAGAAGCTCGGGTTGAATTAAATCCATATCATCACCAAGATCTTCATTAATAACAGTTGCTCCTGTTAATAAAGCTAGATCATCTAGTATTTCTCTTTTATTGATACCAAAAGTAGGTGCGTTAATAATGTTTACTTTTATATTACCTTTAGTCTTGTTCATGGCGAGCGTAGAAGCAACTGCTGGTTCCACGTCTGCAATAATTAATAAAGGTTTGTCATTTTTAATAACATGTTCTAAAACAGACTGTATTTGTCTTACGTTTTCTACAGGTGATTCAATAAGAAGTACTGCAGCATCTTTTAATTCTGCCGTTTTCTTAACGTGATCAGTAATGAAATGCTGATTAGTCATACCTTTATCGTATTGAACTCCATCAACTATCTCAACAACTGTATCAGCCTCAGCTGACTGCTCCATCATGACTACACCAGTGTCTCCTACTGCTCTAAATGCATCACCAATAACTTTACCTAAATAAGGATCATTATTAGTAGATATAGTGGCGATCTGATCAATCATGTCACCTTGAACACTAGTACTATTCTTTTCTAGGTATGCTATTACTTTTTCAGTAGCTTTTTCGATACCGTTTTTTAAGTCTCTAGAACTTATATCAGCTTGAACTCTCTGAGCTTCCTTTAGTACGGCATAAGCTAAAACTGTTGCGGTAGTTGTACCATCACCAGCTTCTCTTACCGTTTTACGTGCTGCTTCTTTTAAAAGCGTAGCACCCATATTTTCTACTGGATCTAATAGCACTATGCTATCAGCAACTGTTACACCGTCTTTAGTGATTAGCGGATTACCTGAACCATCCTCTAGCAGTACACATTTACCGCTAGCGCCTAATGTAGAGCTAACGGCTTTTGTGAGTTTGTTTATTCCTTCAAATACTTTATCCTGAGCTTCTTGCCCAAAATTAAGGTTCTTGACTATTAAGTCTGACATATTTAATTAAATTAGATTAGATTTACTTTTTACTTAAAGGTTTTAACGACTTTTGGTCCGTCTAAGAAAGCAGTTTTTCTTTTAAAATGCTCAACTGAAGAGTCTATTGCTTTTTCAGCGCCTTCAATTGTTTCTCTTCTGGTAACGTCGTGCCAAGTGTCTTTTTCTTTAACATCTTGGTGTTCGGTTTGATAAAACCCGTTTGCTAGTTGCACTATCCTCCAGTTTGATTTTTCAGATAAATGTTTCCATAGTTCTACGGTTTCTTCGGTTACTTGCGGTTGACTATTCCACGATTGAGTCTGGTAAAAAAACGTCATTGGTTTTGGTTTTATTGGTTGGTTTACACTTTTGGTTTAATCATAGCTAGTAAACCATTAACTATGTTTTATATTATCACTTGTTTTTTGTTAAATTTCCAGTTTTTATATCAAAAGCCTTTACCTTTATTAAAAATAGCTGTTGCTTCTGCGGATGTTAAAACTTTACTGTAAATTCTTGTTTGAGCCATTTGCCCATTAAAATAGTAATTCCAAGAAGTTGAACTATTATAAGCACCCCAAGCGGTATACGCATTTGTTACGTAGTTTGGTTGAGTTGCGTAGGATTTTGTCATAGTTTCTAGCAAACCGCTAGGTCCATATAGATATACAGTAAGTCCTGGATTTGCTCCACTACTATCAGATTTTGTAATAGTTGCATTATACCAAACGCCTGTTGACAGTGTAGTTGTGCTAATTTCGTCTACTTGTACGGCTGAAGTTGAGTAAACAGTTGTTCTTAACTTCCCTGCGGCTGTTAATGCCGTATAAGTATAGTGTGTTCCAAAAGCACTAAACAAAGTTGGTAGAGCGTTATTAGTAAAAGAATCTGCGTTGAACCACAAAGAATAAGAAAAATTATTAGAAAAATTAACATTAGTCAAACTTGATTGATATGCCATCACTACATACTCATTACTTCCGTTGAAATCAAAGTAACCACTTGAATTCCAATTAGAAGCGTTCATATTTGTTAAAGTTCCATTGTTTGAATTAGTGGTTAAATCCGTCCATACAGTCCCTTGTGATCCATCGTACGAAGCTGCATTGCTAGCGTTTAAGAATGATCTTAATTCTATATCAACCGCAGCTTCAGAGGTTATCTTATACCAAGTAGGGACGCCTGTGTCATAGTATTCTACAGAGTCCGTTGTAGAGTTAAATATTAATTCGCCATTAGACATACTAGTCATAGCGTTTCTTTGTGTTGTTGTCATGACAGGTAGTCGTGTACCTTCAGTGTTATTAGACTGTAAGTTAAATAACTCGGGTGTTGTAATTTTTGTTATTGCCATGTTACGTTATTATTTTGCAAATGCTAAGTATATGTATTTACTTCCATTGGCATTTAATGTTGTGCTTGATTGTAAATTTTTAAAGCCTGTAGATGTGAACTCGAAATAAAGTTGAAGATCATCTTCCATAACAGATTCATTAGCGAATAAAGCAGAAGTTGAGGGGTTAGCTGTTGTTCTTTTGTTGTCAAACATAGCCCAAGAAGCATTTGATGTAGTATTTTTTATCATAACAAACGCAGGTTCAAATCCAATATCTACCGGATTATTACCTCCATTACCAGTATAATTGCCTACTTTACTAAACCCAGGTTTAGACGTGAAGCAATAAGATATGTATTGCCTTCCGGATCCGTTGGTTTCGCTGGCGTATCCAACACTAAACACAGTGCTAGTTGGTAACGTTCTACCAAATAAACCTTCATTATTTGCATAATAAGTCTCCGGGTTTATGCCGCTTAATATTAGATAGTAGTCTATACTAGTTAAATCTTTATGCCACACCCACCACTGATCGCTGTTAGAAGTACTTTTTACAATAATCATTTCAGGAGCCGCATCTAATCCATGCCCTATGGTCTTGAGGCTTCCTCCAACCCCAATGTAACTAACAATACTAAACCCTATAGTATCATTAACGCTTACAGTACTTTCAATTGTTCCATTGTTATTTCTAGTTAAATAACCAGGTTTACCAAAAGTTACGTTTGAAGCAGTTCCATTATAAAGACCATCTAAGCCGTTTGCATTTTCACCTAAAGGATAAGCAGCAATACAACCAGCACCAGTTGGATAATTTAAAACGCTGTTATCCGCTGCTGTTTCGTTGTACAATTCAGTTACTTGAGACGCCGATAGAGCGCTATTAAAAAATCTTACTTGACCTATTTTACCAGTCCAATTATAGGGATTACCACTAACATTGTAAGCTCCTATCGTTGTGTCACCACTTGAATCGCTATAGTTATTATTAGTGCCAGTACCTACTGACGTTCCGTTTACAAAACACTCAAAAGAACTTCCATTTAATGACACAGCTATATGATACCAAGTGTTTGGAACTAAAGTAGTTGTAATATAAGGTGAGGAATTACCTATAAGGAAAGTAAGTTCTTTATTTGAATTTTGTAATTGAAAAATAACCCTACCGTAACTTAAAGATGTGGCATTCATAGAGAAGGCCATACCATACCCGCTAGATACATTGTCTGCATTTACCCACGTCGAAATAGTTTTAGTAGATACATCTAAAGCGCTAGTAAAAGAAGATGATAAAGTTATCTTGCTACTACTTCCATTAAAATCGGCAGCTTTATTTGTTAATCCGCCCGCTTTAAAACACCAAGCAACATATTCTGCAGATGATGTACTTCCGTTTGTAGCGTCACTATTTCCTAAAGTAAAACCATCATCTAAAAAAGCGGTCATCTCGTCACTACTAGAGCTTTGCGCGTTAGCAAGGTCAGAGAAAATCCTCTCTCCTTCACCTCTAATAGTATCGAATAATCTATGGTTCCTCGCAACACCTCCGCTTCTTTTCTTTATCCAAACTAAATCTGGAGCAAATCCGCAATCAATATCTGTTCCAGTAGTAGAATTACCATTCCAAATAACAGGATTAAAGTTTTCTAAAGGTGTAGTGGAAATCGTAGAGCTAAAATATCTCCAAATACTTCCATTGTAATGCGTTATAGCTGTAGTAGATCCACTGCCACCACTGTTTTCATCAGTGTCATTTCTAATCATACCTTCTAATCCAGTAGGTAAATTAGAATTAGTTCCTACAGGTATTTTTAAACCTATATCTACAGCTGATTCAAAACCAGTTACAGGTGTCGTTACTTTTGTTATTGCCATATTATGGTTTTAAACTAAATGTTATTGTTCCTGAGCCAGCGGTTATTGTTGTCACTATAGTATCAGCGCCTACGACAGCATTAGTACTGTTAAATGCAGGGCTAGCTCCAGCCGTAAGATTTATTTGATAAGCATCAGGGTATCTAAGTATTACAACTCCGTCACTTGCATTTCCTCCTTGGTATGCTATGCTTAGAGCACCATTATAAGACCCACCGGCTCCACCACAACCGTAATTAGTTGGAGTTGCTGGAACTCCGGTAATAGATGCATTTCCTCCAATACCACTAGAACCACCTTGAGCTGTTGGGTTTACCCCGTAATTTCCACCGCCTCCACCAGCTGAGTATATTACCGCAGTTCCTGTAATGCTGTTGCTTTCACCATCACCACCATTTCCTGCTAACGTTGATGCGCCTGCGCCGCCTGCGGTTGAAGCGCCACCACCACCACCACCTGTATAACGACCACTTACAGGTCCACCAGCTCCTCCACTATTACCTAATCCTCCTGCTGTTTTTAAAGAAGATCCTCCAGTGCCATTAAACAAACCCCCACTTCCAGAACCTCCGCTAATGCCTGGATTTGGAATTGCCTCTGCATTTACACCACCACCACCGCCATTTGTCGTGTCGGAATTAAAAGTTGAATCACCTCCATTTGGAGACGGGCTGTTTGGACTTGCCGCGCAAATACTTCCAGCCCCTATAGTTACATTATATTGCACTCCAGCAGCTAAAGATTGCCCGGTTTTATATAAAAACTCTCCAGCACCACCACCAGAACCTGAAGCTCCATATGAATTTCCTCCAGCGCCACCACCAGCAACTGCTAAGTAGTCAACCGTTAAAGCAGTTAAAACATCTCCACCTTCTTTTAAAATTCTCCAGCCAGTGGAAGCGTAGACTTCCATTTTATTGGTGGTTGTGTTAGCTCGAAGCGTACCAAGTGGTGCCGCGACCGCAGTTGTAGCACCTTTAGCTATTTCTAAAGCTCCAGTGCTACCACTCATATCTACTACTCCAGTTGAAACTTTAGTTAATGCCATATTATAATTATGTTGTTGATACTATTTCTACACTCGTTCCTACAGGTGCTGCAACGGATAAAGTTACTGTTGTAATGGCTCCTGCTTGTGCTATTGAATAGCTACCTGAATTTTGATAAACACCATCTATAAATATATTTACATAGTTTATGTCTGCAGGGTTTATACCAGAGGTTAACGCGAAAGAAGTCGTAGCTGAAGATAAAGATGCAAATAGTTTTTTTGTTAATACTCCTCCGCCACCACCACTACCTGATGCTGTAATATTACCATTAGCATCTGAAACCAATGTACCAGCACCATAAGCGTTAAGTTGGATGCTACCCGCAGATGTTATACGCATTCTTTCTGTGCCAGCAGTTGAAAAAGCAATAGTATCAGCACTTCCAGAAGGTTGGAACATTCCTGTATTTACGTCGTTATTAAAAGTATAACCAGGACTTGCTGCAGTTCTACCACTATTAACAAGTTGAATGTAAGGAGTATGACTATTCCCCGAAAACTTAATATCTCCGTCAACTGTTATACGCATTCTTTCAACTTCATTAGTACCAAAGGTCATATCAGATTGATCATGTTGATACCTTATATATCCTGAATAAACTTTATTATTAGTTGCGGCATCAGCAAAATATACACTACCAAATTTACTGTTTGATCCAGATAATATTGTTATACCATTATCTCCACTCAAAGAGCCTACAACTAGATTATTAGCATCACTGCTGTAATCTCCAGGATTTATGTTCCCAATACCAACGCTGCCTAGGTAATCAATAGTGAAAGTTTCCGCCCCAGCGTTAGTTATAGGGTTGTTGCCTATTGCTCCACTCTTATAAATATGAAAATTACCAAAATTAGAATCCGCGGGACCAATACCCCAGTTTCTAACATTAGCATTCGTAGCTGTTGAATCAAATCTAATTACAGGTGCTTGGGCGTAGTTATTAGTGTTACCTCTTAAAGTAAGTTTAGCTTGCGGGGAGTTTGATCCTATACCAACATTACCTGAAGCTGCAATTCTCATGCGCTCGGTATTGTTGTAAGTAGCAAATGCCATACCCATATCAGAACCAGTTGTAGTCTCTGCTTTCATGGACACAGAACCTCTAAGCACTGCTCCTGGTGTGTTAGTATCTGCTGAGAAAAAGTCTAGTGAGCCTATAGTGTTTCCTATAGCCCACGTTCCATCCCTTGTGCATCCCAATCTAATTCTAGCTGTATCAACATTAGGACTTTCTATATTTAAAAGTGCATCAGGAGTAAGAGTTCCGATACCAATATTGCCTCCTTGTGTTATGACTAAATTTGAACCTCCCACACTGTTAGTGAAATTATATAAAGGTTTTGTCGGATCGCTTGTTGTAACGTTGTAAAATTCTGTCTCAGTGTAAATAGCTCCTCTTTTCATACCTTGAAAAGACGATGTTGCATTGTAAGAAAGGCTTATACTTCCGTTAACAGTTAAAGCTGTATCAGGAGCAGTAGTTCCGATACCAACGTCGCCACCTGCTTCCACTGTGACAGAATTATTAATTAACATGTCAGTAAAGACGTTAGTAGCTCTATTGTATCCTTGAATAAACGCATTAGAACCTCCAGCTGAGTACCCTGCCTCGAAACCATTAGTAGTAGCATCATCCGCTACTCTTAAATCTCCTCCAACAACATCTAATTTAAATCCACTGAGAGGAGCAGTAGTTCCTATCCCTAAGTTTCCTACAAACGAACTAACAACATTGGTTGTTTGAGTAAGTGCACCGTTAAGGGTTAAGTCTCCTTCAAAAGTTGTATTACCTGAGCTATTAAAAGAAAATGCTGTATCAGGGGCATTTATACCATAAGTAAAAAACATTGTATCTGAAGACCTTACTATCCTCATTGCTTCGTTATTACTTTCTCCTGCTTGTGGTACAAAATAAATTTGATTGGTGCCATCTAAACTTACAACTCCTGTAAAAGTTACAGATGTTCCTGTTAAATTTCCTGTTAAAGTTCCACCGGATAGTGGTAAGAAAGCTCCACCAGATGAAGGAACTGCACTGTAATTGCTCTCTACAGAAACAGAAGGACTTATAGTGGACGCTACAGTAGCTATAACCTCGTCTCCTACGCTTAATGGAGTAGAAGCATTACCGAAAAAATTACCAGCAGTACTTGCCACATACATATCACCTATCGCAACAGCTATCGTGTTGGAGTTAGCACCTGGATTATATAACTTATCAGTTCCACCTGTTATTGTACCTGTATTAGCATCGAATGTACCTTTAAAAGTAATTGCGCCTGATAAAGCTGTGTTTATTGCAGATTGTATTTGACCTCCTGTCGCTAAATTAGCATTACCTAATGCAATTCCTGGAGCTGTTATAGCGGATATTACTGGTGTATTTCCTGCAGTTGCTGCGATAGTAGTGCTATCACCAGTTACACTTGTTACTCCTTGAGCAGAACCCGTTATTGTTATTTCAGTTCCTGAAGTTCGAGCTAGCGTTATACCAGTTCCTCCTGTTAAGTTAACAGCAGAATCAGTACCAGTGCTGGCGTCTAGTTTTAAAGGAATACTATTAGAACCTAAAACGCCTGCGCTTAAATTATAGGTTGTGTCTGTGTTTGTTGTATAGCTAGGAACATCCCATGTGTTATCTTTACTTAGAAATTTAGTAGTAGAATCTGACGTTCCATCTACAGCACTTAGATCTATAATACCTGTAGTTACATTTCCATTTTGACTTGTGTTTTCAGTAGCTGCAGAAACATAAGTTCCATTTACGTTTGTAAACGTAGTAACCCCTGTAGGTATTGAATCTACATAGTTTTTAGTAGCTGCATCTTGAGCATCCGTAGGGTTTACTACATTTTTTATTTGATGCGTAGCCATACTAAGCTCACCATCTATAGATAAGGTGCTTAAAGAACTGACACTTGTAGAAGATCCATTACCTACTAAGTTATTGTAACCAGTGCCCGTAGCACCTCCAGTTGTTGAATATGAATTGAAATTACATGATAGCGTACCGCTTCCCACAAATGTTATTGTAAATGGGTATGTGCCGGCTGGAATCACTCCTCCACCTACTGCCCACGTTAAGTCTGATGTTAATACAAAATTAAATACATCTCCAACTTGAGGAGCAGGACCCGTCACTGTGTTTCTGGTTGCATAACTCACCATTGAAAACGAAGAGGTCTGCATATTAAAATTAATCGACGCGGGAATTTGACCACCTTCATTAAGTGGTGTTATGGTTGTAGTACCTCCACCTTGAGTAACGATTGAATCATCTAAAGAAGTTGAAGTTGCAAATTTAGGTAGTTTTGATGCTGTTCCTGAACCTGTTATTCCTTGAGCTGTACCCGCTATTGTTATTTCTGTAGCTGAGGTTTGTGTTAATGTTATACCAGTTCCTTCTGTTAAATTAACAGCAGAATCATCAGTGCCTGATACAGAGGTTAAATTCAAAGGAACGCTAGTGCCTGATTTAGCACCTGCACTTAAATCATAAGTATCAGGCGTTGACCATGATAGTTGACTAGGTGTGCCAGCTGAGTCTGTTGTTAGAACGTCGCCAGAACTACCTACGTTCACAGGTAATGTTAATGTGTAATTTTGTGCAGCTGAGTGAGGCGGACCTTGAATAGAAACACCATGGTTATTGTTTGAGCAATTGAATTGTATTCTACCTGCTTGTCCTGTTATTCCACCAAAACCTCTAACTTCTACTGCGCCGGTTCCACTTCCTTGAATTTTAAGATTTGTATTAGCCGTTGTACTTTCAATAGTGTCATCAACTCTTAAAAAACCAGCTACAGAAACAACTGTACCTGCTTGAGATATTAAAGAATCAGTTAATGAAGTAGATGGAGTTGCACCGCCTGTCCACATCGCTATTTTGTTATCTGTACCTGTGCCTGTTAATGCAGAACTATTATCAATTTTTTGCCAAATGCCTGAACCTCCGTTTTCAACAAAAACAACCCAGTCTCCTGTTTGCCAATAAGCAGGCGTAGTTGCAGTTGGTGGTTGTCCATTTAATTGCGTATTACCAGCTACTGTTACTATATAAAACTCTCCATTAGTTCCAACACTGGAAACAATAGGAACTCCTTGTGGCGCTGTTATATTGTTAGTAGCATCCCAATTTCCTGTGTAAGTTAAACCAGAAGTATAATTTTGCCAGCTAACTCTACCAGCTGTATCTGAAATTAAAATTTGATCTAACGCTCCTACATTGCCAAGTTGATCTTGAATTGGAGCATTGAGTCTCGTTGTAGAGACAAGTGCTATTAATTCGCCTGTAGCGCCTGTACCTAAATTAGCTCCTCCATTTACGGTAAGAAATCCGTTTAATGTAGTTGTGTTCGCTGTTAAGTTACCAGCTGCTGTTAAGTTACCAGCTATAGTTACAGAGGTTCCAACTAAAGCATCTTGACTTATTATAGAGTCTGTTATTTTAGTGCCGCCTTGGTTAAATACAGCTAATTTAAAATCACTAGCAGTTGGATTTATTACGCTACCAACCCCAAAATAAGTAGACAAATCGCTTAAAGAAAAATTTCTAGTTATATTCTTTTTCTTGCCGCCAACCAGAGCAGCTGACGTACCCAGTAGAGTATCATTGTCGTTTAGAGCCGTTTGCTCTGGATAACTATATATTATTGACATATTTTATATTTTATTTTTTAAAATTAGCAATTTTGAATACTTGAAGATGCTATCCCTTGAGATACAGATCCACTTGGCAAATTGAATCGACCTACCACAGGCGCTCCTCCAGCTCCAGCAGAGGTTTGAAAACTAATCTTGTAATACTTACCAGCTGTAAGTAGATTTGTTCGATTGAAATTACCAAAAACAAAATCTTGATTCTGTAAAGCTAAAGCATTCAAGTTTCTTCCGCTTTTAAGTATATAAATAGGCGCATCTAGATTTGCAGCACACGCTTGACCAGTACTGTTGGTGGAAAAGGATCTTGTTAATTCTACCATTGTATAGGTTGCATCGGAAACAGTAGTAACCTGACTTCCTGCAAATTCACTACCAGAACCACTCATAAAGAATGCTTGAGCCTGGTCTAGTGTGTTTGTTGCTGCATTTCCAGACGTGGCCCACCAAGTGTTGCTGCCTATGCCGCTACCGTCAGAGGTGTCAGAATATCTAAACACTCCATCACCACTCTCTATTTTAGTTGTGTTTGTGTTTCCGGTTCCTTTTTGTAACCAAACAGTTATTAATTGAGGAATTCCTAGAGTAGCGGTGTTAAAGGTATTTCTTTGGTAACCTATATAACTAGCTGATCTATTTGCATCAACTTCATTACTAAAAGAGCCTCCAAGGGTCGTGCCACTTTCTGGTCCTTGACGTATTAACTGTATTGGATATCTAACAATAGTAACACACGCTGCGCATGGTACTTTTCCTATACTTACGATACCATTGCTATTGTTTATATATATAGATGCATTTGAAGCGCCCGATGCAACTTGATAGAATTTAGAAGGTAACACATTTAAACCTAACGCGTCACTGTATAATGTAGCTCCAAGTAAACTTGTAGCAGATCCTGATCCTAAGTAGTAGTAAAGATCGTCTTGTCTACCAACGTCACAGCAAGCATTTACAGCTGAACTTTGTCCCGGTGATATTCCATTTTGAAGGTAAGTAAGATTTTCTATAAATTTACCACTGTCAAACTTAATAATAGATGAAGGTTGTACGCTTGATCCTACATTTGATAAATGAACATAATGAGAAGCTATTACTGGTGTTATATAACTAACAGAAGCACCTGTGTTGTTTGCGCCTGTTGATTGGTTATTCCCGTTTAAAGCCGTTTGAGGTCCAAAATCTGTTGTGTCGGGAGATGCTGGACTTGATATAGAGCTTATTACAAAAGGCAATTGAGTTGTAAGTTGTGAACTAAAAACAATTTCATATCTCCACTCTACCGTAGTGTTTAAATTTATATTTTCAATTCTAGGCGTGGGAAAAACAGGAGGGTCGTTTTGACCATCAGTTCCGCCCGTGCTAAATGGTGTAGGAATCCAACCTCCAGCAGCTTCTCCGTCAGGCGTCAATCTATATTGAGCCCTAGCTTTCCATTGTCCTGCCCAAGTACTAAATCCAGATCCAGGCGTCATATTATCCCAGCCGTATGGAGTGTTAAAGCCAACAGATGAAAGTCTTGAACTACCTGTTTTTATTGCAGTAGTTCCACTGATTGTAAACGATGCTGTATTATTTCCAGTGCTTGCAATAGTTAATGCATTTGTTCCTCCACCTGCAGCCACGGCGAATGTAGCTGTGTTTCCTGGGCCTGATGTTGCTGTAGCGTAATTGCTAACGGGATTAATAAACTGATAATCATTAGTTGGAGGAGTTCCAATAAAAGATGAAGTAGCGTTCATTTGGAAAATCGTTGAAGTACCAACTGTTAAAAAAGGAGCGTACGTTATGGGTATTGTTATTGTTTCTCCAGTTGTTGATGCAGGAACCTTATAACCGTCGAAGGCGCTACCAGTCAAAGGATTAGGCCATATTCCAACTTCGTATGCTATATTTCTTTGAGCTCCTTGATCTGTATTAACTAAATCTTGTATAACAACGCTAGGGGTACCAGAAGCTGTAGCTGTAACAAAGTCAGCAGTTAGTGCAACGTCAACAGTTCCGCCATCGTAATTACCTTGAACCGGGTCGTAAGTAATGGTTTTATTGCTCATCACATAATCAGTACCTGAATAAGTGAAGTCTACATTCCACTGAGTTATATTGTTGTAATTAGTTCCAGCGCCTCCAGATATAGCTGGATTAACTGCTGGTGATCCAGTGTAGGTAGTATTAATTAAATTAGAAGGAGCTGATGGCCATGAAATACCATCTAAAGTAAATGTTCTTCCAAATGAAGTGTTTAATGTCGATGTACTTTGTGTTGCTGGCTTTAATATTAGTACCGCTGTGCTAAATGAAGAGGCAACCGTGCTAAAGCCTGTTGCTGGATAAACTCCAGTAGCATTTGTAATTACTGGAACTACACCATTTTGCCAAGCGTATAGAGCTGTGTCTATTACTATATTAGAACTATAAGCAGGTGCGATTGTTGCCCCTGGTTGACCTGTTCTAGTAGAGCCTGTTCCCGAATAAGGTTGGTTTCCACTAAAAGTTACAGGTATTGGAGTAACTCCAGTACTGTTTGTTATGTTTGATATGTCTATAGCTAGTCTAGTTTCTGTAGGAACAACAACCACGCCAGTTGTAAAATATAATGTATTAGCATTAGTAGTTCCAGCTGTTACTAGTCCATTATATTGACTTTGCTCTAATGTTATTATGTTTTTAGCTACTGCAGTGTCAAATGTATCTGTTAAATTAGATACAAAACCCCTTTCTGAGCTGTCTATATATTCTTTTACTAAAGGTAAAGAGTCCATAGGAATAGTTCCTAACGTTGTAGACTTTACATTTGCGGGGGTTGAGCTTACTTGATTGAATAGTATTTGATCAGACTCAGTTACAGCATCTGCATTTATTCCTTGAGCTATTATGTTTTGATCTCCTGTATATTGTACTGCTAAAGTTGGAGATACTGTTGCTAATCCAGACTGTATTCTAAGACCAGGTCCTGCAAATACAGAAGTAACTGTTCCAGCTCCTACTGCGTTACCGTCTAGACTTAATAGTATGTCTCCAGTAGTAACAGCTGTTCCGCCTCTAGTGGCCGTAAGGCCTGTGCCTGTAGTTATTTGAGTAACTCCAGAATTAGTAACAACAAGATCACCTTGACCAGATACCGGAGATACGGATATTCCATCTCTACCTATTACGGAGCTCACGTCGCTAGTTTGCTCTAAAACTTCTACAGTTACAGAGCCATTAGCTCCAGCGGTAGTAGAAACACCACTACCTATAAAAGAAAACTGGCTTACATCATTAGTTATTAATTGAGCTCCATTGCCAAACACACTAATACCAGCGGAAACTGTAGGTGTTGTCCATACATTGTCTCCTCGTAGAAATTGAGTGGCAGCTATTGCAGCATCCACAGAGGGTAAAGATGTTAATCCTACTGTATAGGTTATAGCTGGGGCACCAGGCTGTGATGTTTTTGTAGCTGTTAGAAATGCGTCTGAAGTAAATATAGTAATATCGGTTACCGTACCTGTGCCTGCAGCTGCGTTTATCAACGACACTAAACTTTGTACTGTAAAGCTCTTAGTAGCATTATCTTCTCCAACATCGGTACCTATTAATAGGTCATCTAGCGTTGGTGATGTTGTTGGGTAAGAATAAATTATAGACATGTGTTATATTTTGTTATGGATATACTTGTATAGCTCCTATATATACTGCTGACACAGGCGTGTCTCCTATGTATATGTTTGATATTGGTATTTCACCTATGTTAACGGCCATATTGATTATTTTATGTGTTCGTATACTCTATATACTTACATGTTTTACATGTGTTTTACTATTCTTACAAACTTAGTACGAATAATTACTACAGGGGGTGACAATAGCCCCTTACTAGTAACCTTAATAGGCTACTGTCACTACCTATATGTCCGGCATGCTATTATAGGGAAGTAAAGTCTTATACCTCTATATCACTAGTAGTCAGCCAGTTACAGAATGGTTTCCTTTTCCCCCAGCCCCCCATCTTTTTCATGTTTTTCGCCTTAGGTTTCGGCTTTTCATGGTTATACCCCCTATATATTCATGGTTTCTCTACTATAATTTATATTTATATAGTTATATGTTCTATAACTTTACATTATACTACTACTATTAGTTTAAACTATACTACACTACACTACTATCATCTTAATCTATAGTATATATCATATGACACTGTGTCATGACATTATGTCATAGTGTTATACTCTTCAATACTATTCTATAATTAAATATATACACACCTTTATACAAACTAAATACGATATCATATGGATAATATATATGTAAGCAAGCAACGAAGCTCTTACACCTAATATCACTACAATGACTATACAAAACTTAGCTAAGCTAGAATTAGCGAAAATGAATGAAAGCTATTATGGTAGCGAAAAGCAGATAGCTAAAGAAATAGTTATAATGAAAGCTAGTAAGATAGAAATGCTTTACAATGAAACTATAGAAGAATGGCTTTACAAAGTAAGTACGAGTATAGCTGGATAATACTAGTGAGAGTTTTATAAAATTGATTGCCTCTACAATATTAATCAATGAAAAATGAGTGAATGGATTAGTGTAAACCACGATAGCTAGTAAGTTTGAGAAACTTGCATATAAAAAATAGTTCCGTCGATGTGTCTAGAAAGTTCGATTCTTTCTCACTCAACTAAAATTATAAATATGAATGCAATAGAATTTGTAGGCGAAATGGATCGTCTAGCAGAAGTACACTTCGGCGAATTTGGCTATGATACATGTAGCAGTGATGAACAAAAAGCAGTTATTAAACTGTTATTACACAACTTAAAAAAGTAAATTATGAATAACATCTACGACAAGAAGTTTGAAATCTACTTAGTAAAAAAAGGTTTTAACTTAGATACGATTAGCTTACAAGAATGCTTAACACAAATCAAAATATGGAAAAGGAATATCGCAAGCGTATAGGTTATTTATCTACAAGAAGTAGATTTTGCTTAACCAGTAGAAAACAATTATTACAGTTACAAAAAGAATTAAAAACATTATTATGCAAATAGAAATAGACACTGTAGACTTACAGAACACACTCGAGCAATTATATGATCGCAAAGTAAAATTAGTTGCGTATGCGAGCGCTGATGGATTAGATACATTAGTACTTGAAGGAAATGAGGAAGATCTTTTTAATTTCTACTTAGAATCTTTCAATCCATTTAATGAATGGACTAATACAGATGTTGTAAGATCAGAGTTTTTTGCTCACATACTTACAAAGTAAATACGATAATAAACGGATAATATAATAAACAAACAATATGAATCAAATACAAACACCAAACGAGTACTTACATCAAATGCAAGAAGCATTAAGCGATTATGAGGTTAACGAAGATAATCATTACGATTATTTACATGAAGTCATAGACACTATGGTGATATATACATCGACTTGTAAGCAAATTATAAACGATTTAGATTACGACATATTTCAAGAACACGAATTTGGTCAAGCTAAAAGTTACGAACAAGCAGCATTTTGCGCACTATACGATTTATACACAGCATAATATGACAGACAAACAAATAGAAATACTAGACAGAACAGACAAGATCAAGCTACTAAACATAGATGGCAAAGTAAATTACATTTATAATGGCTTTAGAGAGCATTTTCCTAAAGAAACACTAGATGAAGCAAGAGAATATTTTAAATCAAATCTAACCAAGTAATATGAAAAACGAAGACATAATAGCGCAATACAATATGCTACTAGATGCAGAGCTAGAAATTTACTTACAACAACAACAATACGAAAACTTATATGAGTAGAAAATTTAAACTAAGACACAGTAACTTTTTTAACAAACCAAAAACCAGAACAATATGAATATGACAGAACTTAAACAATACATGATAGATAACAAGCGAATCAAAGTAGCTCAATGGAATAAAGATCGTCAAGGCAATCACTGTCAAGGCTTTACACAAAAAGAGTTTGAACAGTCTATGGAAGTTGATAGAATTAAATCTAGAACGCGTAGAACCCACTCTAAAGGCAATCACTGGAATTTTAATGATACTAAAAACAGAGAGCTTTTTACAAAGTAAATACGAGTACAAGTGGATAATATAATAAACAATATATGAGAATCAAAAGAAATTTAATGAATCAAATGATAGCTGAAGACGTAATGTCAGGCGTGTGGCCAGCTTATCACAACAGTAAAAACGGTAATAAGTGTTGGAGCTTATACAGAGGCTCTAAAGGGCTTTATTCAGAAGCCAATACTAATAGTCCTAAGAACACTTTAGTCTTACACAGCGGCTCTCAAAGCTCTTACGTTTCACTATCATGTGACAGTGTAGAGATGGCTGAGTACATAACTAATCACGAAATGAACTTCACTAAAACTTTAAAGCGTGACAAAGCAAGGTCAGAGTATCTAGCTAGCGAAGAAGGTAAATGGGGTAGACAAGACAGCTTCGATGATGGATACTAATTATACATGTGAGTTCTGCAGTAAATATATGAGCGTAGAAGATTATGAATTTTGCGACATCTGTGGAGACTGTAGAGATGAAGAGGAATAAAAACATTAACGTCAGCGCAAGGTAGTTTATAAAAGGTAAAACGTTATAGCTTATGATGCACGATATGTGAATTACGTAATAGCATAGAGAGGCTAGGTTATAATCTAGCGGGTTCAAATCCCGCTCTTGCGCCTAAAGCGAGATTGGCAGAATGGTTATGCATTGCCCTTCCAAGGCAACCAAACAGGTTCGATTCCTGTATCTCGCTCAACTTACAAACTAAATACGAAAACAATAGGATAATATGAATGAACCATGGCGATTATACTTGCTCGATAACAAGAGCTTGACAGAGATAAGCAAAATGCTTAACATTACTAAAAACAAACTTATTAACGAATACGGATTAAAATGAACAAACTAAAAAAAGTAAACAAAACTAGAATCAAACTTAATGGTAAATCTTACAAAGGCTATTTAGTCGGCGATCTACCTCCTACATTTGCTTATATTACAGTAGAAGACATAAACGAGTTTGGCGAAGTAGAAAACACTCCAGGTATTAAATCTTGGTTTAATCACAAGGGTTTAACATACATAGGACAATGAGAAAGTTAATATTCCAACTGTACAGCGATAATATAATAACAATTGAAGTAGCAAATCTACTTATAGATCAACACGAAAAATAATATGAAACAACAAGAAAGAAAAGACAGAATATACAACAAAGCATTTGCAATGATAGCAACATTAAAGATAGAGATTAAATCTTTAGACGAGACAATCCCTTACTTTGCTTATACTCAAGATATGATTGATGGGCAAATAAGTTTTAAAGAACGTGATTTAGAGCTATGGAATCATATAGCTTTTTTAAACGAACAAGACGAAGTCTGTCAGATTTACTAATTTAAATTGGTCTATGGTGTAACCGGTAACACGTCTGGTTTTGGTCCAGAAGAGTCTAGGTTCGAGCCCTAGTAGACCAACTAACATTAAACTATATACTATGGCAGAAAATAAATACAATCCACCTAAAAGGCCTTATAAGCCTTATTCATACACGCTAAACTATATTAACGAACAAGGTTCTAATGAAGCTGTTCAAGGTTCAGCTAAGCAGATAATGCTACATATTCTTAATCAACATACAAAGTAAATACGAACAATAAAGGATAATATATATGACAGACAAACAAATGGATGATCTAGCAGTGCGTGTAGCTACTAAAGTTATCAAAGCTATATTCAATATATCATCAGAAGTTCATCTAGTCTTCGATGGCAAAGAAAACCCAGATGACTTAATGATCAATGATACAGAAGATCTAGCAAGACAATCAATAGAGCTAGAACTTATAAGGTTGCAAAGCCTACTAGATAGATACATACAAGAAGAAGCTTTCGAAAAAGCACACATAATAAAAAGAAAAATACAAAAACTAAATGATGAATATGACGGATTTAATTAAACAAGGTAAATTTGCAATGCTTGCATTCGCACAACAAAAAAAAGCTATCAACTGGAATCAAACTATGTTCTTACAACCTAAGCTTGACGGCGTACGCTGCTTGTTCACAAAGCAAGGCGCATACAGTCGCAGCGGTAAAAAGTTCAAAAACGTACAGCACTTACGTCGTCAGCTAAAACCTTTCTTCGTTGCCAACCCAACTGTTGTGCTCGATGGCGAGCTATACAATCATGAATTCAAAAATAACTTCAATAAGATTATATCTCTTGTACGTACTCAGCGTGCTACTAAAGATCAAACTCTTATTCAGTTCCATTGCTATGATTATATCCAAACAACTAACAGTCACTCGTACGACTACCGCAACAGATGCATACGTACTATGGCTAAAGGTTTGCCTCAAGTGCATACTGTACCAACCACGCTAACACCTAACAAAGGCTTAGCTACTATATTCAATAACCAAAACTTAAAAGCAGGCTACGAAGGCTCTATACTGCGTACAAACTTACCTTATGAAAACAAACGATCAAACAACTTACTCAAGTTCAAAGCTTTCCAAGACACAGAAGCAACAATCACTGGCTTCGTCGAAGGAAAAGGTAAGCGAAGCGGTACTATTGGCAAATTCATGGCTATTGATAGCAATGGTATTACTTTTGGCATGCCTGTCATGGAAAATTATGACATCATGCGTACTATGTTTGCCAACGCTAATGATTATGTCGGCAAAGTAGCAACGTTCACTTTCTTCCAAAAAACTCCAGCAGGTTCTTATCGTCACCCGCTATTCAAAGCTATACGTAACTATGAATAAACCGTTAGTAGATAGCACATGGAACTGTGCATGTGGAGCTTTAAACGCAGGATATAAAGAAACCTGTGGTAAATGTAATAAAACAAAAACAAATGAGCGTAAAACTATTTAAACACATTACTGAAACAAACCTATTTAATATTAACCTTAAACGTAAAAGAAAAGATGACAATAAAGTTCGGAAATCACAGAATAATTTGCTCCAGAAAAAGAGATCATAAGGCTTATCTTTGGAATGAAATATACACTCTTAGACAAGACATAATAGATGATATATTGGAATCTACAAGAAACGATAGGCATTTAGATGAAGCTGAACTTAAGCGTAAAGCAATGCGGATACGTAAATACAGCCGTAGACTTAAAAATATGTCTTATTAAACTAATAATATTTTATTATATAAAATAATTAACACATGAACAAAGAAATTTTACATAGTGACAATAGCCTATTAATATCTATATAGTA